TACCCCGGAGGCCGCAACGTCTCCCAGGGCGATTCCTGCGGCCAGGGAGAGGGGCGTTGAGAAGGTCAAGCCGGTCGGCGCCGTGTTCTCGTTGACCACGCTCTGCGTCCCGGTCGCATCGTAGGCGATCGCCACGGTCGTGTCGGCCGAGGTCGTTTCCTGGGAGATGAAAATCACGGCCGCATACGCCGTTTCAGCCGCGGCGTTTTTGAACGACAGGGCCCGGTACTTCACGGATCCGGCGAGGGCTTCTGCCGGCGAGACATTGGCGAACAGGTTTTGGAGAGTGGCGTCGGTGAAAGCCACGCTCGAGATCACTCCCCCGAGGGACAACGCGGGGTCTGCGTTCGACGCCCCACCCGTCAGGAACAACTGCAAATTCGCCGCGAGAATCGCCATTTCTTCTTCCCCCTACTGGTTGATGACGATGAACCGATCCCCGGCCGTGGGGATCGCTGTAAAGCCGGACGTTACGAGCATGAGCTTCGACGTTCCCCCGAATCCGCTGATCTTCCGCACCTGGTTGATGAGAACCCCGCTGGTGAACTTCACGAACGATCCCACACAATAGGAATCCGTAGTGGAGGCAAGATCCGTCTTAAAGGAGATGATCGAATTACTTGCGTCTGCGACCACAGTTCCGGTTTCGGGCGCCAGCGCCAGCTCGTCCTGGGTGCTTGCCGCGGTGTAGATCGTCGCCGTGAACGGAACGCACCCGGCCGTGTCATCCACGATGTAGATCCAGATAGCATCCCCATTCATTTCAGCCGCGGAGAGAACCACGCTTAATTGGCCGTAGGTGGTGTTTTCCTCCGTCACGGCGGCGACGATATCAGCGATCGCGCCTCCGTCGATCGACACTTTCTTGGTGTAGATACCGGGATCTGCGATGATCGTCCCATCATTTTTATAGAGCGAGAAAAAAAGCGTGAAGGCGGTATTTTTCTTTGGCGGAAATTGGGATGCCATTTACGCGCCTCCAACAAAAGGTGGAATGAATTTATGAGACATGATCCTGCGAAGATACCCCGCGTGTTTCGCTGCGGGAACGAAAATAAGTGCGCCCGAAGAAGGAGCAATTCCGGTATCGTTCGCCAAGGAAACGCCATCAATTGCAACCTGCCCAGCCATGGGAGAAATCCCGGTATTGATCGGAACGACAGGGGAAATAATCGTGATGCCCACCAGGGGCCCGACGCCGGCCAGAGAGATCCCCCCCGCGACAGGGGTTATCAGGCGCTCGCCAAAAGAATCATAAGAGACGCCTATTCCGACGAGGGACAACCCCCCAGCCAAAGGCTCCACGATTCGGTGATCGGTATAGGAGACGCCAGGCGCGACCCCGCCGAGGGAAAAAGCCGCCGCGGGTGGCGTGATTAAATTATTCAGCTCAAGAGAAGGAACTCTCCCCACCAGGGCAATTCCCCCGGGTTGAGGGACCAGGCCAAGATTGTTTTTCGATGCAACCCCGCCGAGAAACATAGACCCCGCGGCGGGAGTGATATCCGTGGGAACAGACAGTAAGGGCGTGGCTCCGGAGAGGGAAATTCCCCCGACCTGGGGCGTAATGGAAATCAGATCACTTTTTTGAATTGTTGGTGCAACACCGACAAGGACGATGCTCCCAGCTACCGGGGTAACGGAAACATTGGCGCCAGCTTGCACCGTGGGGGCGATTCCAACGAAAGAAAGACTTCCGACCCCCGGAGTAACCCGAGCTTGCGTTGTGACTGTCGGAGCCGTGCCTGTAGCAGAGAGAGTCCCGCTTCCCGGCGCGATAAGTGTCGCCGCGACAAGAAGCGGGGCTATCCCCGTGAACTTCACTTACGTTTCTCCTACGCCAGCGTGAAAACGCCGGTCGCAGCCGGAAGGATCGTCAGCGTGTTCGGGCTCGAGATCGTAAAAGCCGCGGTGGAGAGAGTGCAGAAGCACAATACCTTTCCCGCGCCGGCGCCCGTGCTGTTCCGGATCACGGCGTACTTGATATTGTTCAGCGCCGACCCGGACGCGGTGAACACCAGCCCCGCCGTCGTGAAGGAGAATTTCATCTGCTTCGTGGAGGCGCCGACCGTCCACTTGATCGCCGGGATAGATCGCCCATTGGCCACGTACCCACCACGAGCCGAAATCTCCCCGCCGACCGACGCCCAGGTAGAGATCCCGGTATTCGTGTTCTTCAAGACACCCGCCGAGGCCGATGCCCTGCAGAGCATCATCCGAAACACTCCATCCAAATTGATCCCGGTACTCGCCGTGCAGAGGTTCCTCTTTGCCCTTGTGAAAATTTTCCACGCGCCAGCCGCCATTTCAGTCCTCTCTTTCGGGCGTTATTTGCGCCCCGGTGTTGATGATATGAGCCAATAGCCCATCTCCATGCACGATCATGTCGAACGTCTCCCCGAGCTTCTGGATCATCGTCACAAATTCCCGCGCCTGAGACGCCATCCACGGGTGGCAGTAGAACGTCCTTCCGCCCGTCACCATCAGCGGAACGATGGCCTGGTCGTCGTTTTCCGGCTGCGAGAAGGCATGATGCGCACCGGCCTTGAGGCAAGAGTCGCAGCCGTACAAGTGAAACCGATGATACCCAAGCATTCGAAGAAGGGGGATCGCCCGAAGGAGAACCGTGCTCCCCCCTGGAATGGGCCAATGCGCCGGGAAGTACCCCTTCATCACGGAAGAATCCGTCAGGTCGCCCATGACATGCCAGAGGTACACCCGGCTTTTCGGCAATTCCTCGAGAACGGACGGATGGCATTGAGACGCGATCAGGTATTTGCACCCATCCACAACGGGCTTTGTAAATCGTTTATTGAATTCCCTGGCGTCCACAATGATCGTCGCAGAAGGCGTCAGGACGTGCTCTATCGCCCAATTATAGGCGCCGTTGAGAGTGACGAGTTTCACCCCTTCCGCGCGCATCGACCGGATCTCGCCCAGGTGATCGTTCAACGACGGGCCCCCACCGAGGATCATCACTTCGGTGTCCTGCTCCGGATGAGGAATGACCTGTTGATAACCTTCCTCACAATTCCTCTGGATGTTGTCGAGGATCAGGGCTTCCGTCGCGTTGATCTTCCCGTTGTCTACAACGATTTGCGCGTCCTCCCAGGACGAGACAAGCCAGAACCCATAGTCGCCAGCCTCTTGCGACCATGCGATGTGGCAATGCCGTTCCTTGAACCGATCCTCCCACCAGGAAAACGGGTGTACGGAGACGTGGAGGGCTTCTCCGATCAACCGGCCACAAATATCGTCCGTCAGCGAAATGGCGAAGAAGCAGATTTTCGCCGCCCGGAGAATATTGTCCAGCACCACGGCGACCATTTCCGAGGGGATATGCTCCATCACGTCGGTGCAGTACCCGTACTCCGCGACAACCGGCGAGGGGGCGTACAGGTCATGCTTTATGAACGTCAGAGAATCGTCCAGGCAGGATCTCACCTTCTCATCGAGGGAATTCCGCACGAAATCGAGCATGGTCACTTTCAGGCCAGCATCATGCAGGGCCAGCGCCCCTCGCCCCGTTCCGCAACCGAAGTCGATGACTTGAGCTCCGTACTGTGGCTTCGCTTTCTCCACAAACAACGGCGCGTGGATCTCCCCTGGCGCGACGGCGCGGTACGCCGGCATGGTCCAGAGCCATCCGTACTTCCGGGCTTCCGGGTTGCCGCCTCCGACCCTTGTTTCCGGTGGGTAGCCTTGTATCATGCTTTCTTGCGTCACGCGATATTTACCTCCGTGGGGGTGAAGATCCCGCGATCATTACGAGAAGCAACGCCGGAAGAGGAAAGTGATCCGATTGGCGGGGTGATTGACACCGAAGCGGTATACGTCACCACCAGTTTCGGATCGTTGGTGGTGCCGGTTTGGTCGGCGCAATAAGCATCCCATTGAGAAGATACTCCACTTACCCACGTAGGAGATAAAGCAGCCACATCATAATTAGCATTTCTAAATCCATACTTAGATATTCCGGTTGTATTTATTCCTGAACGCCCAGTAGCATTGAACGTCCAATCAACATACGCGGAGGTAGATAGATTCGTATAAGTAACCGGAGAACCGGTCTGAGACGTGCTTCCGAACGAATCAAAATCACCGGCGGCCAGCGCCGTGTTGGAAGCAGGAGCGGAAAGATAAACGTCAAGATTCGGAGTCGAAGATAAATCGTCGTGCTTGTTCGCTCCCGCCCCGTAAAGACTCAGAATGGCTGAACTTATTACAGCGGACGCGGTAAGAGAACTTGTGTCGAATAAAGCAATCATTCGAGTTAAACGTTGCCAGTTGCCGGAAGTTGTGTCTGCTTTAATATCAAGCCAATCATTTGCTACATCGGCATCTGCAGCCGCACTTCCCACAGCCGCGATTAATGTCGACCATGATTGCCCAGACCCGGCGGAGTAGGCATGAATTGTAAAACCATCCACCGTGCTGGTTTCCGGGTCGGCGTCGGGGTACGCCGTCAACGTCGCGAATCCGAAGGAAAGACGCGGCATCAAGCGATCCGCGATTAGCCAGTCCCAAGCGTGGAGCGCCCACCACAACGGTCGGAAGGCGTAGTAGAGCCGCTTGGAGAACTTCGCGTGGGTACGAAACTCCGCGACCTGCTTACCGTCCTGCCACCAGAAGATGGCGTTGGGGATGACGCGGAAGATGCGCCTGCGCCCTACGGACGAGGCGTCCCGGTGTATCCGCAACACCCATCGGAACCACCGCCCGATGACGGGAGCGTTCAGCAGCCAAAGAAGTCCTTCCTGGTGCGCCAGGAAGAAAAGGCTGCCGAGGGCTCTATGGTGTTGAGAGGCCATTTAATCCCCGAAAATCATGAACACCCGGTTGGAGGCTTGTGCGGCGCCGGCTGTGATCTTCAAATACCGGCACGGGCTGATATCGGGCAACCGAAGAACCTTCCCGCCCGTTGTCGCCGCATAGGTGAAATCAATGAGGGCCGTCGCGCTATAATTCGTGGCCATTGTCCCGAAGGTGGTTCCGTCCACGCTGCAGCTCAAGGCGATCGCTGCGGAGTCGATCGTCGGTATGTACAGATACATCGTCTTGGGAACGCTTTGCCGAAGGGTGAAGGTGACGGTCGTATTGTCGGTCACAACCCCGCCCGTGAGGGTTGCCGATTGCCGGTAAGAGTCGAACCCAAGCGCCGGAGCCGCCAGAAACGCCAAGGCCAGAACAGCGAAAAGAACCTTTTTCATTTCACCCCCCTTACAACGAAAATGGTGTTGACCGATGGACAGCGCCGCCCGTCTCTTCTGCCGCGAATCTCAACCGAAGGTTTTCCCGCGTCTCGAAAGCCGCGTCCTTCCACTTCTTCTTGTCCTCCGCGGAAATCCCGGAAACGTACAGGCTGGACTTGTTCAAGCAGGACATGAGGAACGCCTCTTCCGCATTCTCGCTCCACCAATTCGAATTTCCGGCCGGCGTTCCGGCTGCAGACGCAACCAGCACGGGGAGCCTCCGGTAATAGCTCCAATCCCGGGTATAAACCGCATCGGTCAGAACGTCGAAATAGAAATCGTCTGCGATTCGCGTCAGCTTGCGGGGAATGCCCGTCTCCGTGGTGGAGGGGCGCTCTATGTAAAGAACCCGCGTAGCCTCGCGTCCATCTACAACGTATCTGGTGCTGTCCTTGATGAGCACCAGGTAAATGAGCTCGAGGAAATCCGAGGGAAGCGCCAGAGCGTCCTCACCCGCCGAGAGTGCAGCCGTCGCGGGATGGTACTCCATCGGCCGGATCCTCAGATTATCCTCGAGGTCGCGCTGGCCGAACCGGATCAACGTCGGCATCACCTTGTCGATCGAATCCTTGTTCAGCCAGTCGGAAATCGCCTGAGACAGCTCCGCGTAGTTCATGCGTCACCCCTTTGGAGTGGGGGGCCCGGAAGCCCCCCCCCACAATTACGGCGTACAGGAATACGTTTTCCCCTTGTTCGTCACAAACCAGATTTTCGACAACGTGGCGTCCCACTTCATGCCCACGATGGCCTGATCCAGGACGTTGCATACCGAAATAGCCGTTGCCGAAATCGCGTTCCCCGAGATCGTATGGCGGTAGAATTTCCCGCTGGCGGTCCCGACGTAGGTGTACGTTGCCCCGGGGTACACGATCGCCGTGATGCTCTCTTTCGGGATGTTCGCCAGCTTTGTAAACGCCCCGGTGGAGATATTCTGCGAGTAGATGTTCCCCTTGGCCGTCCCGAGATACAGCACGGAGTTGTCGACCCCCGTGATCGCCGCGGTCCCGGACCCGAGCGGGGTTCCAACGGCCGTCAACGTGACAGCCATCGCCGGCAACGCGGCCAGCGACAGCATCAAGGCAAGGATGAAAAGCGCTTTTCTCATCGAACCCCCCTTGGAGGCCGGGAGGGGATTGCTCCCCTCCCGGTTCAGTTGTTTTTCTACACGTCCGGAACGTCCATCGACCCCAGGACGGTCAGGTACACCTTGCCGGTGACGGCCGTCGCCGGCCCCGCAGCCACCAGGAGGTCGATGGTGTCGTCGGCCGCGTACACCTTGCCGGACGAGCCGGCGAGGTTGGAAACGACCTTCCCCCCCGCCTGTCCCGCGGTCGACGCGCTGATGTACCGCGCCGTGGCATCGCCGTCTCCAACGGAGAGGGTGAGGTTCGTAGCGCTGTCCATGTCCGGACAGTCGAGGATGACCATGTGCGGCCGGAACCCCTTCGGAACCTTGACCATCTGCACCACGTCGGTCGCCACAAGCGCGATCTGCTTGGACAGATCCAGCACCCCGGAGAGGGCGAACACGCCGGCGTGGAGCACCCGCGCCTGTACGCCGCTTCCGGCCTGGACTTCATTGCTGTAGTAGAGAGCTCCCATGGTTCACGTCCCTCCTTTAATGAGCCGCGGCGTAGGTGTCGAGAGCGATCACGCCGAAGTCTTTCGAGTTGAACACGGACTTCTTGACGCCGAAGATCGACCCGGCCGCCACGCCGAGCTGGTTGCCGTAGTCGAACAGCTCTTCCTTCCAGGAATACCGCGCGACGGTTTCCCCGCCGCCGTTCCCGAAGGCGATCGCCGCGGCCTGGGCGCCGAGGAACAGCGCGCGCGCCGCGGCCAGGTTCCCTCCGGCGCCGTAATCCGAAAACTGGATCACGTTCCGGTGGGAGTGCATCACCACGCCGTTGTACTCCCCGAGGGCCCCGGTGTAGATCGCGTTCGAGCCGCCCCGGGATCCCGCGGCCTTCTGGATATCGAGCCATTGGCCGGTGGAGGTGTTGGTCCGAAGATCCGTCACCTGGTAGGGGTGGAGAAGCAGGATGAACTTCTTCTCGCCGCCGACCATGATCGGCTGGATCATCGGGTCGACGGTCTGCGCCTTCTCCACCAACTTGTCGATTTCCGACAGGGTGAGGATATCGGCCGTGGTGATCGTCGCCTTGGCCAGCCCGTTCGCGTACTGGATATGCGCCGCGTCCGGAGCGTTCAAGGAGTTGCCAGCGAAGGACGCGAAGGAAAGCGGAAGCGTGAGGGTGGAATCCACTCCTCGGGCGCCGGACAGGTAGACGAACAGGAGCTCGTCGAACCGTTCGGCCCACCACGCCGCCAGCGCTTCGCGCGCGGTGGCGCGCATGTCGTACGGCACCCGCTGTTCGGACGCCTTCCCTTTCGACCGTACCGCATGACGGAGCTGGTCGATCAGAAGGGCATCGTCGTAGTACGTCAGGGATTCCTCGTTGCCCTCGAGGGTGTTGTCGCCCGTGACGCCGGCGCCCCGGAGTTTCATCCGGAGTCCGTGGGTGATCTTGTCGCCGGCCTTCTTCTCGAGGTCGGTGAGCCTGGTGATGATGGATCCGATGAATTTGGCGAAGTACATCTTCTTCATCGCTTCGACGGCGAGGGATGTGCTCCACCGTTTTACCGCAAGGGCGTGGTTTACGCCGAATTCCGTCTGTGCCATGGGTTATTTCCCCTTTTTTCAGATTTTCCCGGACAGCCACGCCTCTTGCTGTTCCGGGGGAAGCTTTGCGAATTCCTCTTCGGTCCCGATGTTGAGTTTTCCATCGGGCGGCGCTCCGGGGAGTTTGTCGATATTCGTGTCTCCCTCCACGATCTTGAATTTCGCCATGAGCTCCTTCGTTACCGTCGCCGTGATCGACGGTGTAAGCTCCGCAACGAGCTTGGCGCGGATCGATTCCTCGTTCGGCCGACTGGCGAGTTCCGCCAGCATCCCGAAGAATTTCGGCGCGTCTTTGCCGCTTGCGCCGATCAACGATCGGATGGACTCGTCGTTGAATCCCCGTCCCAGCATCAGCTCTTCCATCTTCGGGGCCAGCTCGAGGAAATTCGGGACGGCCGCGTTGATCTCCCGCTCCATGTCGCGGCGCGCGATATCCGCGCGAAGGGTGTTGATTTCCTCCGTGAGAACGGTCATGGCGTTTTCCGGATCCTCGAGGATGAGCTCCGCGGCGGTCTTGCGGGGCTCTGTCGGAATCTGCTTCCGCAATTCCTCGAGCTGCGCGGCGAGTCGCTGGCGCGCAATGCGCTCTTCGTGCAGGGCGGCCAGGGGTACGGTACGCTCGTCCTTCGGCGGCGCGGGGGGCACGGGCG